AACTTCTGATGGTGCATTAGCACCACCTGCAGTTCCAGGAACTTTTGCAGATGTTTGTATTGCTGAATCATCCGCAAGCACTGTGGAAAATCCATCTGTACTAGCAGTAGAATTCCTCTGCTTTTTTACTTTGTTGTATGCATACGTAGTATCATTGCCAACACTATTTCTTAAATCTTGTTCACTGATCGCTGTACCATCAGGTTTTAATAAGTTACCAGAATCTAATAATCCTTGTCCTGCTTCTGTGAATTTTCCACCATCTGGAGTTGTTTCAAATAAAACTATGGTTTCGTCTTCATTTCTGTATAGATCTCCAAAGTCATCATCAAAACCAATTTTTACTTGTACTTGCTTGTGTCCAACAATTGCAGAAGTTCCAGTATCTGGATCGTATCTTAATTCATACGTCTGTCCTGTATTATCTTTTACATATTGCTCACTCAGTCTCATGGTGGAACTGAATACGTTTCCACCAAAGATTGCGTTATAATTTTTTGTAAGTGCTACTGACATTTAGATGCTGTCCCAGACGCTTTGGAGTTCAACTTTTTTACCATTTGGATCTATAAAGTTCTCAGTTACAAGTTCTGCTACACTGGCATACTCTGCTGATGATGGAGGTACGACGTATGTATCCCCCATGTTAGAAAAGAAATAACTGTGTATAGTCTTTTTATCTAGTCGTGCTCCGTATTTATTTATCATGGATCCTGCAATCGCATCACGATAACTTGGATTCAGATAATGTAGGTTTGCTCCTAGTATTTTATCTTCTTGATACTCAAGAACATATATTAAAGGTCTTGTATCATAATATGGATATCTTTCTGGATATGCTGCACTATACGAGAAGAAACATAACTCTCCCAACTTTGGAAATCTCAGTTCACCATACTCACTTAACTCAGCAAACAATTCGTTCGCATACCAATCTGGAGTTTCTAGACCTTCTGCTCTTTTTTTAATTCTTTCTCCAATAGTTTGATATTCAGGACGAGCTTCAAAGATATCTTGCTTATCTAACTGTGGTAAAGTTGGTGGTTTGGGTTTTGCACCTACTTGTTTTGCGTGACTAGATCTTTGATACTCTTGACTTGTTTCAATGTACTCTGCTAGATCTTTCTGATTATATTTTGAGTAGTTTCTGAGTCCAAGATTTCTTGCAATCTCAGTCAACTCATATTTGGTATGATAATATTTCCTAGTCTTAGGATTTATACCGGTGATTTTTTTATTTTTGAGTCCGTAGAAACCTCTAAGTCTAATTGCCATTACTTGATTCCTAGATCGTCTTCAGTCATGATCTTAAATTCAAACTTACGGTCAGCACAGAACTCTTTTGCTGCTTTCCATTTTGCTTGATTGACCATCCAAGTTGTCACAGAGTTTGCCCATGCTTTTGTTCGACGCTTGGGATTTGTGGTTGGTTTCGCTACCTGCTTTTTTGGTTTGATCTCGACCACCATTGTTCTTAGTGTCCCATTCTTATCATTGTATTTGATAAAGAAGTCGGGAAAGTATCGATGTACTCGATTATCCACAGGAGATACATACGGAATCCAGAATTCCTCTGACTGCCACTGCTGAATTGACTCATTCAAGTCACAGTAATTCATGAACTTGCGTTCCCAAAGAGATCGATAGATAATATTATTGGGATTTCCTTGATACTTTTTGGGGTTGGATGGTTTGTAAACACCTTTATAGGGCATACATAGTATATAAGTAGTTTCAAAGTATTTAGATGTCTGCTCCAGATCCCCAGCAGTTTTATACAAAGATACAGGACGTACAACAAAAGTTTGGCGGACTCACAAATACTTCACAATTCATGGTGCAACTAGGACTAGCTGGTGCTGCGTCATATGGAAATACTTTTGCAGTAGAGTCACACTTAAACAACTCGGAAGTATTCGATAAAAATAATCGAACTGATGATTTTAATTTCTTTTGTAGTGAAGCAACTCTCCCTGGTTCCACATTTGATGTAATGGAATTACAGGGAGCGCGTCAAGGATTAATTGAACGTATTCCTAATCGTAGAGTTTATACTGACTTTGATGTAACTTTCTATCTTGATGATGAGTATAAAATTCTCAGACTTTTTGAAGAGTGGATGAATTATATTGATCCACTTAATAATGCAGATGGCACATATACTGGTAGTGCAGAAGGAATGAGTGGGTTTGGAGATGCTAATTCGTATCATCGATTAAGATATCCAAATTACTATAAGAGACCTATCATGATTCATAAGTTTGAAAGAAATCTCTTAAAGAATAAAACTATGAATACTCGTAGTGGGGATGTTAGAGGAAAGAATAAGTTTAATATATTGACTTACATTTTTCTTGAATCATTTCCAATGAATATTCAAGCGATTCCTTTTTCATATGATGGATCTACTATCACAAAAGTATCTGTCAACTTCTCTTATACTCGTTATTTGGTATGTCAGAATTCTGGTTTAGGAAAATCTGCTTCTAATTATCTTGATACTATTATCCCTGGTGGAAGTTTTGTTAATTCATTTTCTACTCCAATCCTTGGAGATACAACATTTAGCGAAGCTTATGATTTAGATTTTGATGTATTTGGTGCAGGAAACACAGTTGACTTTTCTACTGATTTGGGACTTCAATCTTTCTCTGATCAAGGAATTCGTGATGCCTTTTTGGGTAGTGGAAAATCTTCTTTTGATGCATCTGAATTCTTTAGATTTTAGGTAATAAATAAAATTACTGAAAAACTTATAGGATATTATGCCTTTACCAAAAATTGCTACGCCGACTTATGAGTTGGAATTACCTTCATCTGGAAAGAAGATTAAGTATAGACCCTTTCTAGTTAAGGAAGAAAAAGTTCTTATTCTTGCATTGGAAAGTGAGGATACAAGACAGATTACAAATGCAGTCAAAAATATTTTAAAGGAATGCATTTCTACCAGAGGAGTTAAGATTGAGGATCTCCCTACATTTGACATTGAATATATCTTTTTGAATATTCGTGGAAAGTCTATTGGAGAAGCGATTGATCTAGTTGTTACTTGTCCTGATGATGGTGAAACTACTGTTCCTGTCAAAGTTTATATTGATGAGATTGAAATTAAGAAAGATGAGAATCATACCAGGGATATTAAACTGGATGATAAGTTGACTTTGAGAATGAAGTATCCTTCCCTTCAACAGTTTATTTCATCTAACTTTGATTTCAAGGGAACAGATGATTCTGCTATTGAAGAATCATTTAATATGATTGGTGCATGTATTGATATGGTTTACAGTGAAGAAGAATCTTGGGCAGCATCTGACTGCACTAAAAAAGAAATGTCTGCTTGGATTGAAACCCTCAACACAAAACAATTCCAAGAGATTGAAGACTTCTTCAATACCATGCCTAAGTTGTCTCATACGTTTAAGGTAACTAATCCCAATACGAATGTTGAAAGTGAAGTAACTCTGGAAGGATTGAGCAATTTTTTCGCTTGATTATGGCTCACATCAGTCTGGAGTCGTATTACAAAACGAATTTTGGCTTGATGCAGCACCATAAATATTCATTAACAGAGATTGAAAATATGATTCCTTGGGAGAGGGATATATATGTTGGACTTCTAAATGAATATATTGAAGAGGAGAATCTAAAAGTCAGGCAAAGAAACGCTAGTTCAATGGGTTAATGTTTAAGAACCTTTCGCTACTTAAATTTAATAGACTTAGAAAGAAAATGACCAGTCCTTCTAAAAAGAAGGCATTGGATTTTCTAGGTTCTGGTGAGAATCCATCAGCAGTAACCGGAGCACAAGTAGCGAAAAGATCACCAAAGATAGATAAAGATCCATTAATAAGCACGCTAGATTCAAAGAACAAAACAACTGCAATTGAAATTTTAGATTTCTTTGGATCGAAAAGAACAGAAACAAGATTACGTGGAAGTGTAAAGAGACTTAGAAATTCTCTTATTAATACTTTTGATATTGCAGCGATTCTTAAGACTGTAATTATTGGTATTACAAAACAGTTATCTGATGCACCCAGCAAACTTAAAGGAAAGGGTGGTGGACTACTTGGGATGCTGAAGAGTGGTATCATAGGTTTAATTGGAGGACTAGGTGCAAAGATACTGGGAATTTTAGGGGGAATTATTTCTATAATCCCTGGTTTTGCTGGGTTCTTAATGCCTGCTCTTGTTCTTGGTGGAATTACATTCGCTGTTACGAATGAAGATTTCCGCAATAAAGTAAGAGATATGTTGCCTGGATCTAGCACTGATGACGCTGTTGATGAACAGATAGAGCAACAAGGTGGAGCAGCAACTGCTGAGGCATTGCGACAAGAGCAGCAGGAAAAAAGAGAAAGTAGAAATCCTTTCCAAAACTTCCTTTTTGGGACCATCATGGGAGAGGATGCTGAGTATGATAGGCAGATAAGGAGAGCAGAAGAAGCAGAAAGTATAGGAGATGATGGATCTACTACTAGCACTGCAGGTCAAACTCGATCAAATACTTCACTCTTAAGAGGAAGCACTGCAAATCTCCGAGGTGGCAGTGGTGGTAATGCCACAGAACAGGCGAAAGATCTCATCAGAGATAAAGAAGGTTTTGAAGAAATGCCCTATTGGGATGTAAATGCATATCGTGCTGGATATGGTAGTGATACGTATACTACTGAGAGTGGAGAAGTAAAAAGAGTACAGAAGGGTGTACCAATTACAAGAGCAGATGCAGAGCGTGATATTGAAAGAAGAGTTACAAAAGAGTTCATGCCTGCAGCAAGGCGTGGTGTTGGAGAAGATGTCTGGAATAAACTCTCACCTACAGCAAAAGCAGCATTAACATCCATTGCATATAACTATGGTTCACTCCCAAGAAGTTTACAGGAAGCAGCAAGATCTAGTGGTGGAGATGTAGAGGTAATTGCAAGAGCGGTAGAAGGTTTAAAGAGTGATAATGGTGGTATTAATGCTGGTCGAAGACAAAGAGAAGCAGATTTAATTCGTTCTGCTCCAATGCGAGTGAGAGCGATAACACAACCAGAACCAGAAAAAGAAACACCAGAAGTTTCTGCTAATCCAGAATCTACTTCTAGAGAGGTTGCACAGCAAGAAGATGATATGAGTCCTGAGATTGCTCTGCTTCCTCTTGGTGGTCTGGGAGCACAACCTCAACCTCAACCACAACCAACTGGTGGTGGACAAGTTATGAATGCATCTTTGCCTTCAGGTGGTAGTCCGTCAATTAGATTCTTAAGTGCCTCTAATTTGGATAATTATGATACTTTCGGTAGTAGAATGACATACGGCATATTGGACTCATAAGAATATGAAAACATTACTCTCCTCACCTTTTAAGTCACCACTAAAGTCCGCTGCTAGGAATATTTCACGAATTGGATTTACTCCAAAGGCAAGACGTGTTCGTGCATTAGATTTTGATCGTAGATCAGAATATGTAAAGTTTGCAGATTGGATTAAAGGAAGCACAGAGGAGTTAACTCAAGCACCATTACCATCAAGAAAAGAACTTAAAAAACTATCTAACTTTGAAGTTGCTGGTGCTGGAGGTGGAGGTCTCGCTGGACTTCTAGGTTTGGGTGGACTTGGAATGAGTTTTCTTGGGGGTATGATGCCCAAGATTGATATTCCTTTTGGTACGAATCCTTTTGGAAGAAATCCTAAAGGTCGAAGACCAAAGAATAGAGGAGGAAGAAATCGATACATACGTGATAGAGGATCAAGAGATAGATTTAGAGATTCTAGAAATAATAGAACCAATAGAAGAACTCAGAATCGCACTACTCAAAGACCTGGACGTACAGGTCCCATGTCTGATGCGGAAAGGAGATATAGAAGAAGATTTGGTGATAAAGCAGGAGACAGAAAATTTGGTCCAAGGCAACAGGGTAGAGTACAGAATAGAGGATTTAGGAATCCATTAAGGCAAAGACCAAATGTAACTGGAACTGGTGCTGATAGATTCAGGCAGGGACTTAGGAGTGCCAATCCACTTTCTCGTGGAGCTCGTGTTACTGGAGGACGTGTTGATCGAGCATTGAATACAGGACCAATGCGAGCACTACGTGGGGCCGGTAGAATGGGTATGGGTGGTGCTAGGGCAGCAATGAGTGCAACCAAAACAATGCTGAAAGGTGTTCAAAGGATTCCAATCGTTGGCGCTTTGATTGCTGGTGTGGTTACTTACTTTGAAGACGTTGAAGGTGGTAATGATCCAAACTTACCAGGTGGTGGACCAGATGGACGACCAGATATGAAATTGGACAAGGCATTATTCAGTGCAGGTGGTGCTGCTTTGGGTGGATTCCTTGGAACATTCATTCCAATTCCTGTAATCGGAACATTGATTGGTGGATTGATCGGTGAATATATTGGAGAATTAAGTTACCTTTTAATTAGGGGTGGTGGAATTAATTCAGTTGGTCAAAAACTGAAGAAAGATTTTGAAAAACTTATGGAGGTAGGTGGTCATATTAAAAAATGGGCTGAAGAAGGATTCAGTAGATTATATGAAGCACTTCCAAAGATAAAGATTCCTGAAATCCCAGGATGGTTAAAGAAAATTGACTTTATGGGATGGTTACAAAAGATTCCTTTATGGGGTAAGGAAATTCCTAAACCAAGTATTCTTGAGTTGATGGCAAGTGCTGTAATGAACGTACCTAAAGCATTCTTCTCTCGGGATCCCATGAAAGAAACTGATGAAGAAAGAAAGAAAAGACTGAAACAAGAAGCAGAACAGGCAGGAAATATACCAGCAGGACAAAAAGCAATTCTTGGTGGTCTGCCTGTTATTTGGGATGGAAATGATTGGGTTCCTGACGAGGAGGAACTCGCAAAAATGCAAGAAGTGAGTGATGATGAAACCGGTGATGGTGATTTTATGCCTGTGAGCAATACAGGAGGTTCACTAACAAATATTGTTCCTGTTGCAAACCTTCAGGCTAAGGGTGTGTACGCTGGCAATTCTCAAACTAATGACGTTGGGATGACTAGTGGTAGGGGTCAAAGGTGGGGTAAACATCATGCTGGTGTTGACATTGGAACATCGGGAGAGTCCGGGTGGCACGTTGCATTTACTCTAAGTGGTGTTGTGTCTGATGCAGGAACTTTTGGTACTTATGGTAAACTTGTTGTTATCACCTGTGGAAATAAAGACTTTACCTTTGCACATCTGAAGAGAATTGATGTACGTAAGGGTCAAAAATATAATGGACAAATCATTGGTGAAATTGGTAACACTGGTGGCGGTAATAATACTGGTAACCATCTACACTTTGAGGCAGCTCCTGCAGGAAAGGGTGGTAGACCAGGACATGATTTGGATCCGATGCCATACGTTAAGTATCTCCGAATCGGTAGGTTGGCACCTGGACAATCAACTCCTGTGTTGGCGCAATCTATTGAAGAAGCTGAAGGTCAGGAGAGTGTTACCACTGGTAGAATTGATGGTAGTCAACTTGCTCAAGCAGATCCTGCTGCACAAAAAACTGGAGATGTTGCAATTGATCCGAAAGTAAGTAGATCTAAAACTCAAACTATTATTGTTATGGAAAATTTAGCTAAGATTGCTCAAGCACTTGGTGGTGGTCAGCAGCAACCAGCAGCACCTACTCAAACTGCTACTAATATCCCTGCGAACGCTATGGCATCCTCATCAACACCACCAGGTCGTGGAGTTATGGGTGGTGGATCTTTAAACATCTCTGAGAATGCTCTATTAAATAATTACTGGCAAACAACTCTTCTCACTAGACTATCATAATGTTACAAGCAACGACGGCAATAAAATATAATACAGTAAATATCACTTCTCGTGATGGAGAGAAAACTATTGATTTAACTAATGCTCTTGTTGAGACAAATTATTTTGAAGATCTTTTATCTCCTACGTTATCAGCAACTTTGACGATAGCAACATCATATGATATTATCGAAGGACTACCAATTCGTGGAGGAGAAAAAGTTGTCATAGATTTGCAAGTCGCATCTGGTAAGTTCCAACAAGCTTTCAGAGTTTATAAGGTAAGTGATGCATCTTTACAGAAACAAAAAGAAACCTTCGTGTTGAATTTAGTTCCAGAAGAGTATTTCACTAATGATTATGTGAGAGTTGGAAGAAAATATCAATACATGCCGATAGATATTCATGTCAGAGAAATTATAGAGAGGGTGCTACAGTCAAACAAAATTGGTGTCATAGAAGAGACTTCCAATTCACTTAGATTCTATGGTAATATGAAGAAACCATTTCATATTTTGCAGTGGTTAGGACCACAATCTGTTTCTCTAACAGGAGGTGGAGAAGGAGAAGGAGATGAAGGATCAGAACAAGCAGAAACGAAAGGAACTGCAGGATATCTTTTCTATCAAAACAGTGCAGGGTTTCATTTCAGAAGTGTTGACAGTTTAGCATCAAAGACTAGAATACAAGAGAGTAGTTCTGACCCTGAGGATATATTCACATACAGTGCGGGAGAAGTTACTCAAGCAAACAACATTAAAAACTCTCAGAAAATTATAGATTATGTTTTTGAGAAAAACATTGATATGAGAAAGTCATTACGAACAGGTATGTATGGAAATACGACTCTCAATTTTAGTCCAGAGACACATGAAGTAACTGTCTATGCATATACACTTCAGGATGCACTAAACAAAAAGAATAAAGAAACACTTGGCAGTGATAAAAATACGTCTTTCTCTGATGCTCCAACAAGAATGATGTTTAATATATCCGATGAAGGTTTTGCATCAGCAAATGGTGGAAATGAATCATCTACATCACGCACTGCTAGATCTTTATCTTTTGCTAGGTACAATTTATTGTTCTCACAGGGACTAAATATTCTCATACCATGCAACACTAAATTAAAAGCAGGAGATCTTGTTCGTTGTTTATTTCCTGAACTGCAGGGTGGTCATGCAACTCAAACGGACAAGAGCAGAAGTGGTCTTTATTTGATCAAAGAATTGAGACATCATTTTTCTGCTAATCAAAATACTACATCTCTAAAATTAGTTAGAGATACTTACGGTGTTCAGTAAAGGAGACTTAAAATGGAAAACATTGAAACACACATTCAAAAAGATCGAGAAATACTTGCAAACCCAACGACTTCGCCACAACAACGTCGTCATATTGAGGGTGAGTTACATGAACTTGAAGTTTATGCAGAGAATCACAAAAAAGAAATTGAAGCAGGAGATCATCATGACCCAACTGCTTTAGAATTGTATTGTGAGTTGAACCCAGAAACGGATGAGTGTAGGATTTACGAAGATTAATGATTTCAGATTCTTTAGTACAAACTAATTTTGCTGGTAGAGACGGATTCGTATGGTGGATCGGTAGAGTTGCTCGTCCAGAATTTTGGAGGAACACTGAGACCGTTCAATCACAAACTAATAATAAAGGACATAGAGTAAAAGTTAGAATCATTGGTTATCATCCTTGGGATGTGAATGAACTCCCCGAGAATGATTTGCCATGGGCAGATGTTCTTTCCGATCCAGTAAAAGGTAACGGTACTCTGTCAAGAGGTGAAACCATGTCTCTGGTTGGGGGAGAGACTGCTGTAGGTTTCTTCCTGGACGGTGAGAATGCCCAACAACCAGTCATTATGGGTCTTCTACATCGAAGTGGAAACGTGATAACTGACACAATATCACCCACAGAAGCAGCTGTTAAAGGCGCAGGTTATAAAATTACCACACCGTTCCCCCCTTCAGATCCTACAGATGCTACTGCTGCAGCAGATGCGGCAACACAAATCCCTGCTGCAACTCCTGAACCAGTAAAAAAAGGTACTCAAGGTAGATCGAAAAGAGGAGGCGTAGAATCTGCATCTGGTTATCTTGGAGTCAGTGGACTAACTGTTGAACAAATTTTTGGAGAAGGAACAGCAGCAGAAAAGAAAGCTGAATCACTTGGAACTGAAAAAGTTCAACCTGGATCAACATGTGATGATAACTTTATTGGAAGAATCACACTGATACTTCAAGACTTCATTGCTATATCAAATACTGTAGAAAAAACACTTGATGTTTATGTCGATCCCGTTCTGAACGAGGTTGTTGACATGACCTATCAGGTCAAAAAGTTTGCGAAGAGAACTATGGGCATCATCAAGATGGTGCTTAATAATATTAGAGATGGATTATTTGGAAAATTAAATATTCTCTTTAGTACTTTTCTTGGTGGAATAAACATATTTAACCCTGCGTCATTTGTAACAACACCAGCAGCGCAGAAAGGATTCATGAAAATCCTTGCCTTGATTTTCTGTCTCTTTGAAAAATTACTTGGTGAACTCTTAAAGTTCTTAGAAAATTTATTTGAGTCACTGATTGGTCGTATCATCAATGGATCTTTCTGTGCGGTAGAACAATTTGTTCAGGGTATCATGGCAAAAGTCATGGATGCATTGGAGAAAGGACTGGCACCGATTCTTGAAGGTCTTGATTGGTTAATGGGTGGACTTTCAACTGTTAGAGATGTGCTCAATACAGCAAGCAGTTTAGCAACTAAGATCTTCAACTTTATTGGATGTGATGGTTTGAAATGTACCACTCCAAGTAGTTGGATCTCTTCATTAAATGGATCAATAGAAGAAGACCGGGATAATTGGGCTAAACAAGTTAGGGGTATTAACGTATTCAGAACAGCAAATACGGAACTATCTAACTTTGAAAGAGATGCTGACAAGGCAACGAAAGACTTGTTTGCAGAACAAGATTACAAGTCAATTAATTATAAAGGATCAAATTTAGATAGCATTTTAAAAGATGTTGATAAACTAACCGGGGGAGATTCATCTAAACAATTTAACAAAGGATTGGATTCGATTGAGGCGGCACTTGCCACGAGTTCATTACTTAGTGGTGTGAATGATACATTCAATACATGTAACAATAATATTAATAATCCACAAAGTCAAGATCAAGTGATGCCCCTGCCTCTAGGTTATCAATATGATTTCTGTATACCACCAAAGGTAAAAATTAGAGGTGATGGTAGAGGTGCAAAACTCAGAGCGATTGTTGGTAATCGAGGAGAAATATTTTCTATTGAAGTTGTAAGAAAAGGAAAGGACTATACTGGTAAAGGAACCTCTCTTGTTATTGTTGATAATAGTGGACATGGACGTGGAGCACAAGCACGTCCAATAGTCAAGAAGGGCAGAATTGAAAATGTGGTTATCATTTCACCGGGTCGTGGTTACTGTCCAAATGTTCCTTACTCAGATCCTAATGCAGAAGGACCAATAGGTGATGTAGATACACCGATTGATTGTAGTATTGATGCAGATTGTCCAGAAGGCATGGTATGTATGAATGGAAAGTGCGTTATTCCATGTGGTGTTGATTCTGATTGCCCACCAGGCATGATATGCATGAATGGTATGTGCGTACCAATTCCGGGAGAACCTGGAATCGGAACAAATATTGTTGGTATTGTTACGTTTATACAACCATTCACTCCTGGATCTGGGTATCAACCTGATGATACTATCTTCATTGGTGATGATGTATGTGAAGAATGCACAATTGGTATCACAACTGGTGGATCTATTATTGGTATTGAACTTGGTGACTATAATGTCAAGTGGGATATACAACCACAGGTTAGAGTCATAAGTAATACTGGTGCTGGTGCAAACATGATTGCTGTCATGGCATATGAGAGACAATATCAGACTGACTTTGGTTCTGGAACCAGAAGAAGACTGGTTGGCATTACTAGCGTTGTGGATTGTGTTGGTGATCCTCCGCAACTGGTTGGATATGTAAATGGTAGAGAATACTATGGACCATTCCATGTGCATCCAGATACTGGCGCTAAGATGGTTGGAGAGCGACATGTTTCTACTCCTCATGCTATAATATATCCAACTAAAGAACAAAGTTTAGGAGGAAATACTATTCAAATAGTAGAAAATGATTCTGAAGATACACAAAGCACACCTGTAGCAGGACCCGTTGTTACTACTACACCAACACCTACGCCCACACCTACACCTACCGTGACACCAACACCTACACCATCCCCAGCACCCCAAATAAATACAGACACACCCACACCCACACCATCTCCCTCACCTTCTCCTGATCCTGGTCAGGGTGGTGGATATGGAGGAGGATACTAATGGCATCGGAAGAAGATATAAGACGAATCGCTCAAGAAGAGTTTGATAAGTTATCCTACAATTATTATCGTAGAAACTATCCAAATTTCAATATAACTTCCGGACATAATAGTGAAGGTCACGGGAAGAGTGAGTACGTGATGGCAACAGATAGTGGACAATCGATCGAATTTTTTAAACAAGGTAACGCTAAGATTGTTTCTAGAAATTCTCTTGAATTGGTTTCAGGAGATAAAGCAACAGATAAGGATGTCTGTATTTCTATAAGAGCACAGGATGGGCACATAGTTATTGAAGCAAAAAATGGAGACTTGACTCTTAGAGGCAATAATGTTATTCTTGAATCCACTGATCCAGAAGGGGGAATTGTATCTAAATCTGCTAAAGTTTTCAAAGTAAAAGCACCAGAAGTTGACATTGAAGGAACAAAATTAACACAAAGTGCTACAATGGATATGCTACTTGCCGCCGGAGAACTTTCATTGTACTCGGAATCTGGTCCTATCAAACAGGGTGATGGTACTCAACCAATTGTCACCGGAAATGTTTTCACTACTGTATTCAATATTGTAGATAAAGCAAGATCATTTTTCTTAAGGTAAATTAATATGTCAATTGCAATTGCTGAATTTGGAAAAGTTGCGATAGGAACTCCTGACTTTTCAAAATCAACTATTCAAGGTCAAATTGGAGCTGCAGGAGTCTTAACCAATCCTGGTGTTACATTTTTTGGTGCTGCTTTAAGCGTTGGCATGGCCAAGGCAGCAGTTAATATTGGACCACCCTTGGCAATTCCTGGACTCGCTTTGCCACTGTCCTTGTGGGTGGATGGCATAACACAACTCAATGGAATCGTAAATGTTTACGGAAATATTAATCAATTTGCATTGAAGACAGCATTTGGTGCTCATATTGCTAACTCTTTGGGCATTAAAAATGGTGTAGATCTTAAGAATGCACTGGATATTAAGAATACTGTCACTGTTTCAAATGGTGTAACCGTTGCTTCGGCACCTGTAACTGCTCCAGTTTTTCTTGGTGGTGATATTTCAGCAACCACTGGAATTAATCCTCCGACTGCTGCTGCAATTGCGGCATCTAAAGGTTTTGATATTCCTCATGTAAGAAAGTCAGGAAAAAGAATCAGGCATATATGTGTAGAAGGTCCAGAATCAGCAATTTATATTAGAGGTAGACTTAAAAATGGTGATGTGATAAAATTACCTGAGTACTGGGATGGTTTAGTGGATTACGATAGTATCTCTGTACAGTTGCAACCCATTGGTGATCGACATTTTCATTTAAATGTATCTGATATAGATAAAGAAAGAATTGTTGTAAAGGAAGCAGATGATAAACCATTTGAATGTTTTTATCATGTGTGGGTAGCAAGATGGATTGATTCTAAAAATCATAATGAAAAACTTCATGTTGTTTATGACGGTGAATCACCCAAAGATTATCCAGGGAACCCCGAAAGTTTCTCAATTGCCGGATGGGATTATGATAGGAGGTAATTATGGCAGAAGATAAAAGAAAAGGAAAAGTAAGAAAGAAAATTAGACAACAGTTCAAAGAAGAAATTAGATTAAAAAGAGCGGAAAGGAAAGTAGTTTTAGATCAACTTGCTCTTCTTGATGCTCAACTAGATGGCATTGATGAGGTCATTCAAAAGATTGATAAGAAGATACCACCTCTTGTTGATGAGATTAATGCAGCTGTTGATGCAGTCAAAGCAGCATATGATGCAAGAATTACTAATAATGCTAGATCCGGTCTTGCGTGGGAGTTACAACAACCAGAAAGAACATTTGGTAGAGGAGGACAGTTTGAACCAGCTCAAATTTTTACTTGTGTTGAAACTCCTAGGACAACAATTAATAAGGTTGCAGTAAAGTATTACAAGAAAGAGCAAGATAGAGATTATGGAACTAATATTATAAAAAAGTTTGTCGGAATTATTACGGCAGGACATGATGTAATGGCAGTGGTAAATGCAAATCCGAACATTCAAGATGTAAAAGTAGGAGATTTTATTACTGATAGTTTTGTAGGTCCTGAAACCTTTGTAGTTGGAAATCTTCCAGAAATTGTTGGAATTGGAACCACCTCAGTCATTAGAATTATAGGTGAGACTGTAGGATCTATTGAAGCCGGTTCAGTTCATTTTGCAAATACGGGTATTGGATCTACTTCATCTGTTCCAATTGGGCATCATTTAGTTTCTCCCGGAACATTCAGTCCCAATACGACAGTTGTTGGGTTTGGAACTACGACAGTAGTTATGTTTATAGCTGATCCTGTTGCTGGTGTTTCAACTGCATTTGATACGACGGTAGAAACTTTCATATTAAATCAACCAGCACTAGTAGGAATTGCTACTGATGCTCCACAAATAGTTGATGTGGGTATTACTTCTACGTTCCCATCTTTTGAATTAAAGAAGACTGCTGATCAAGATTCTGGAGACAGGCGTTTTGTTGCGTACAGATTCGATAAATCAGAAGTCAATGACCTTGATGCAAGTGGACCTGATGAAGGATTTAATTATCAAAAGAGTCCAATAGATCCAATTGAGATTGGTTTGCTTAGTAATAGCACTAGAGGGTTTGGGCATAAACTTGAATATGTAACGAATGGTGATCCAGATCCTTCACCAGGATTTGAAACATGGGAATCTCAAAGGGATCTGTCGGGAGTAGAAGTTGATGGAGAACAAGTACAAAATCAACACCCTGAACCAGATGTTGGGGGAGGAAAAGTTTCTTATCAAGTAGGAACAAATTTATGGCCTACAGTTGTTAATAATGGTGACCGTACCGGTGGTCTCGGTGCTCTTGTACAATATGCAACTCTTAATCAAATAACTGGTGTTGGTGCTGGCGCAACATCATCGATGACAGATCAAACTGCTGGTTACACTGCAACACCACCGCCACCTGCACCTACACCTGCAGAAATTGCAGACATGGACGATGCAATTACTGCTGCTGAGAGTGCATTGGATAACATCAGAACAACAAATGGAGAAAAAATTAATAAATTCATTACGAAATCTGAAACTCTTAGAAAAGTCAGAGATGAATTACAGTTAAGGGCATGGGGTCTGTTGCAAGCAGCTGCATACAGTAAAGGAAAAATTAAAGAATTGAAAGGTGACAGGGACAAAATGGACAGGGAAGACCTTGATGAGTTCGATCCCGACTAGGGGTTGACACCTCAGCGCCACCCTGGTATAATATACAGGTAATCAACAAACGACCCATGCAAATCAATCAAGAAGATCTGGTCGCACTCAAGCAT